TTAATCCACCCAAAACGAGTGATACCATCCTTTTCAAATGGGTACAATGCTTTGGGATTACTAACAATGTTTCGAAACGAATTAACGGGAATTGAATCTGTAAATTCTGCAACAAGTATTCTGTAATTATCGGACTGGTTGGCTGATAATGTGATGCCTCCTTCGGGAGTTCCATTGCACTCAAAGAAGCTGATGGATTGAAACTTAACGGCTTGGTAGTATGGAATTGGCGGCCAGTTACCACCATTTGCCACATAAAGCCTGACTGTTACCACTGGAATAACAATATCACCTGCCTGAGCCACACAGGCATGATTTAAGGACAGGGAAAAATTTCCGTTGGATCCTGAATTGTGAAGTGTTCCGGCTGAACTTTTAACTGTTGTCAGGGTGGAATCGTAATGCAGTACACTGTAAGTTATCCTAAACCAAATATTGGACTGCAGCCCTTCAATGGTAAAACGAAGTTCACCACCGAAAGAATAATTACCATCGGCAGGAACCAAGTACTGATCGGTTGTAGGGTCAAAATTATTGTTTCCATCAAAGTTATTGCCCGTAATATCGTCAATAAATAATGGGTGCGGGATCTGCAGATAACCACCTCCAAAGACCGAAGGAATGAAGGTTGAACCTCCCGGAACATTGGGATTGTTGGTATAAGTTTTATCAACTGAAAGTGATGAGCGGAAACCATCTGAACCAATACCTAAAAAGTTGCCGATATTATTTTGAAGCGAGTTCGAATATAGGGTTAATTTATTGGCATTATTCAGTCCAATGTTGTAATAAAACGGTGGTGACTGGCCATAGAAAGAGTGCATCACCGCCTGATCGGTTGAGGTATCAACCTGAATTAAAAAGATGTCATCAATAAAATCAGTCACTCCTCCCATGTAAGCTGAATTGATCGCATTGGAGGAAATAATGAAGTTGTTGACAAGATTCAGTTCTGCATCGTTATTACATTGACCAAACACCGGAAACGTTTCCTCTTTAAACCCAAAGTATGAAGTTGACTCTGTGAAGGTATATTCAGGAGCAGCCCCATCAATCGTTTTATCAGAACCCACCCTTACAAGGGAATATAGTTTTTCTGTTTCGGCGTACATGAGTAATTCCTTGATGTCTGAAAACCTGTAAACTTCGGTGGAATCAAAGAAGTAGCTTTCATTCTCAATTCGAAGTATTGGGTTGTCGGGGTCGGAATTATCAATAAAGAAACTGATCGGTTCAGGTGTATCGGTTGATATAGGTAGCTTCTTAATCTCATCAAATAGCTGCTGAAACGATACCTCAATTGGAATATCTGGTTCCCTGTTTGGATTAATCAGACAGAATCCTTTGGTTAAAAACAGTTCAATGTCAGTTGATTGCAGGAAGTCGGAATAAAACCCAACCTTATTGTCTGTAATGGCACCAATAAGGAATTCGAATATATCATACACACGGTACATTTTCACGTCATTGCCGTAGACTCCAAACTCCGAATCAAAGCATTGGATGTCGTAAAATGCCGGCGGTGTGATGTTTAATTTTGACTTTGTTTTATCCGATGTCAAATAAACCTTAATTGACTTGTTGTTATTGATATACGAATAAAAGGAGTTATCTTCAACGGTGGTTGATAAGCTGACTCTTTGAAGGTTAAATTTCAGATCCGCAATTTTTATGATGCCGGTATAATGCAGGTACGTAACCGAATCAGAAATCTGATCATAAATTTTAAGTTCAGCCTCCCCACATATTCCCGTTTCCCAAAGCGATTTTAAATAACTGTAAGCTGAAATTGTGCCAAGATCCGGATCATTATTTCCAAACCAAACAAGATTAACATCCTGAGTTAAAAGCAGCGCGCCAAGAGATGAGTCCCGTTTTATCGAGGTTGTTAACTGCTTGTCGTTTTCAGGCTGATCGGTTAACTGAGAATCTATGTAGAATTTAAATGCCATTAGTTATGAATCTCTATCCATGAGTTTTGAAAATACGTTACAGTATTGGCAGCATTTGCCGTCCTTCCCTGAATATTTACAGTGCCGGCAGTTACTCCATTAATTATGTAACCTTTAATGATTACAATCTGATTGGCGTTTATCAATGCGTTTGTTGTAGCACCTTCCGTACCTGAAACAGTCAACCAAGATGGAACGCCCTGACCAATTGCTGTTGTGTTCATTCCCATATAGTAGGCGAAGAGTGTTGCTCCGGTAGGAACTGTGATGGCGTATCTTGCTCCGTTCGCTGCTGAGCAACCGATCTTTAATGTTGCGGTAAAATATAATGTTTCATTGGCAGCAATAGCAAAATTCATATCTGCTATATTTGCCAGTGAAGTGCTTGCGGTTGTGGTATCGGCAGACTTCCTTACAATTGAACTCGAATAAGGTACAACGGTAGATACCGGAACCCATTCAAGACCTGTAAGGGTTGAATTGTTGCGCCTTAAAAGTGATTCATTTGCACCGGCAGGCAATATCGTGTCTGTGATTCCATTGTGAGAAAGTAAATCAGCCTTTGCCGAAAGTAAATCCCCTGTGTTGATATCCGTCCAAGCTGAATCGATGTAACCAAGTATAATATCTTCAAGGTCGGAAGCAGATGTCGGATTGCCTGAATAACCGTAATTTGAAACCTGTGTATAATCGATTGTAAGCACCCTATTATTTCCGCCCGTTTCGGGAATATTCCATTTGAGGGTTAAATACGGTTCATTAACCTCCATCGAAAGCCGGAATTTAGGCACAAAATATTCCCGAAATCCATCTGTAATATAAATGAATGTCCGTGAATAATCTTCTATGGCATAACTCATAATCTTCTGCGATTAGTGGTTAAACGGGATGCGATTTTATCTGCCAGTTCATCGGTGTTGCTCATGGTGTAGGATGACGGGATATTAATTTTGGTTGAGGTCGGAGGCGGTAATTTGGTAGCATTTGCCACGTTTTCCGCAAATGAACCGCCACTCCTTCCCTTTGAGTCATATTCCCTTTTTTGAGCCATCAGAGCCGGTGCAACAAAATGCCTGTAAATGTATTTGTCAGCGTTCATGTCGAACATGGAATCCATAAGACCGGCGTACATTTTCGTTTGCTTATTGGGTAGCACCTTTGCCCCGTGTGGTAAAAATACGGTTTCTTCTCCCTGCTCACCAACACGGGCAAGTCCAGATCCCTGCTTACCTTTGGTTCCTTTAGCAAATGCGGGAATCGGTTGAGCGACAACTGCAGCAGCCTGAGCAGCACCAAGCGCAATGATCAGCGGTGACAATGCCCCGAAAGTAGCAAGGTTAGCAGCGTTGGAAAGGGCGATAGCGATATTTAAGCCAATCTGAAACAGGGCGTTTGCTTTGTCAATGATTGCCTGTTGCCGTCTGATCTTTCGGATTTCTTTATCCGCTTTCTTTTCGGCTTCAATTTTCTGATTGGTCAGGTTTTTATTTAACTCTTCTTCGGTTCTGTTTGTTATCTGACGGTTTTCAAGTGCTTCCTTATTGGCTTCGATTTGCTCATCAATAGCTGAAATATCCGCTTCTTTTTGGCGGGTAATTTGATCTACCCTTGCATTGGCGAAATTATCGTACAGGCTTGTCAGTTCACCGAATAGTTGAAGGGATGAGGTTAGGATTCTTTCGTTGGCATCAAGCCAAGTCTTAGCAATTCCCTCAGCCGGATCAGAAGCCTTTTTACGGACATTTTCTAAAACTTCGGCAATTGCTTCGGCTTCGGTCTTTCCAAGTGCAATCAGGGAGTTAACCTCTGTTTGCATTTCGGGATTTAAAACAACATTTTGAGTAGGTTTGGTTTCGGGCGCACGAAATAAAGGATCCACATTTCGCTTGAGATCAATTTCGTTTAAGTCCTTAACCAGTTTCTTTTCAAGTTGCTTAATGGTATCTGCACGTAGTTTTCCTTCCGATGTCAGGTTTCTTGTTTGTTCCTCAAATGCTGCGATTCGTTGCTGCTTCTCATCGTCAATGTTTTGGATTTGCAATTGGCGAAGGAAGGCAAGGTTCTTCTCATATTCCTGAGCGGCTTTTTCACGTGCCTTTATTTCAGCATCAATGTTTTTGATGTTGTTTTTAGCAACCTCGTCATTGATTTCCTTTTCCTTTTCTGATAACTTAATCAGTTCTTCGGTCGATGTTTTGCGAAGTTGTGAGCCTGAAAGAACCCTTGCGTTTAAAGCTTCCTGAGCGGCTGCATCGGCAATAAGTTTCTGATTGAAGTCTTCCAGTTCTTTGTTCAGAATCGAAAGGGCATCCACCGCATTACCAAACCTACGGGCATCACTTACCAAATTTCCTTTTGCGGCACTATCCCGAACCTTTTCTTCGGTCTTTATTTGAAGTTCTAATGCCTTAATGTAGGCTTCATTAAAAGGTATGTTGTAAAGTTCCTGTATCTTTTTAGCCGTAACCTGTAAAGTTGAAATAGTTTTATCGGCATTATCTTTCTGATCCCGCTCGATACTTTCAAGGGTTAATTCATCTTTGGAGGTAATGATTGCCTGAATGTATTCCAAAAATGCTTTCTTAACCCGAACCCATGAAGGGGCAAGTTTTTCACCAATCGACTCCTGCAGTTCATCAATCTGATTCTTTTGCTGCTCAAGTTGACCGGTTAATGTTTGGGTGGCATCCGTAGCAGCCCCTTCAAATTTTACCAGTCCATCTAAAACAGATGATAAATTTTCGGTTCTGGAAGCTGCAGCCGACACCTCGATACCATACTTTTTAAATTCCCGTCCGTTTCCTTCTAAGGCTGCCCCAACCTGTTGCGCTGCTGAGGTAATATCCTGACTTGTAATTGTTGCGAAGTCGGCAAGTTTTGGGATAAGTTTTTCGATTTCATCAGCCGTTAAGCCGAAAGCCGATAGTGCTGCCTGAGCCTGTTGAATGGAATCATCTGAAAAAACGGTGATCTTTTGCAGTTCTGCCGACTGCTTAATCAGTCTTTCGAACTGCAGTTCCGACTCCCCGCCAATGGTTGTGATGGCAAACTTTAAACGTTGAGCGTTCTTTTCAGCTTCTAAAAATGCCTGAACCGATTGTTGGGTGAAATTGATAACCGCCTGAGCCGAGAAAGCAGCAGCGAGCCCACCGGCAACTCCGGCAAAGATGTTTTTAGCTGAACTGGCAAAGGAAGAAGTTTCGTTTTTGAGTACCGATATTCGTTTCTGAGTTTCGGCAATCTTGGAATTGTAGGCTGAAATATCTCCAACCGTGAATGCTTTCTTTTTGGCTGCTTCAAGCTTCCTGAGCTCCGCCTCCTCTTTTTTAATATTGGCGATTCTAAGTTTTGCTGCATCCCTTTGAGATACTTCGGTTTTTTGTGCCTGTTTTTCCTGATCTTTCTCTCCCTGAATAATTTCATCCTGAGCATTAGCCAGTTTATTGAGGTCAGAAACCAGTTCATCAACTGCCGATGTGTACCTTACTGCTATATCTTGAACGTCTGCCATTGCTGTTTGATTTGAGATTCAAACGTTTATTGCACGTTCCGCAGACTGATGGCAAATATAAGAAATTTGGGAAATAAAAAACCACCTATTGGCGTAGGTGGTCAAAAAGATGCGTCACTAAAATCAAAATCCGATGTAAATATACAACTATTTCCTTTTAACCTGTTCATTAACCTTACTTTTCTGCTCCTCCTGAGATTCAATCCTTCGGGCAAATGATTCAAGGGCAGTTAAGAAAACAGAACAGGAAGACCGCATAAACTCTTTGTACTTTAATGGATCGTTTTCGGCTACCATCATTACATAGGCTTCTCGGTCTTCCTTGTGCTTTGCGATTGCTTTGCGCCAGTCGAAAGGGTCTTTATCCACTCTGTCAGAGCCTTTATTTTTCGATCCGATTCGTTGCATAATTGCATCCATTCGGCTTCGGTAGACCCTAAGTGTTCGTTTACCATTCTCAATTCCGGCACTTGAAAAAAAAAGAATGAATTTTTACCCCTGTTATCTTCCTTGAATTGCTTCACCTTTTGTTCGTGGATTTCCTGAGAAAAAACATGAGGTAATTCATCTTCCCGTACCTTCCAAACGGCAATAAATTCATACATCAAATCAATGTGAAAGGGCATATTTACCCGATCTGTCATTGACTTTAAAAGCGCACCAATATTTACAAATGCGTTGTTTTTCTTTCCTGCAAATGCGAGTGCCAATTGCTCCGAAATAGCATCGACCATGTTCAGGGTTTCCTCACCCGACAATCCTTTACTCATCATCATCATAATATCCATTGCCTTTGCCGTTCTTTCGAGTGGCGGTTGCAAGGTACCGGCAGTAAATTCGTAATACTTCTTTCCTTTGCCATCAACGTATTTCATGGTCATGTTCTTAAACCATTCGTCCGCCTCCAGTTTAGGCAGGTCCATTCTGACAAGGGATAAAATCTCGTCTTTGTGAGCCTCGTAAATTTTCTTTAAATCGGGTTTTTCTTGCTTTTTTTTGTCGAACATTATACTTCTAAATTTTTAACGATTAACCAGTTGATTCCGGCAACACCGAGCCATGCAGCGAAAAACATTAGATCGAAAGGAAGGTTTAAAAGCATAAACCAAACTACCGGAGTCCAGGCCGTTGCCATGCAAGGAGGGCAGCCGTAAATAGGTTTGCGGATAAATTCAGGTAGGAAACCGTCAAGGTGGTAAGCTATTACGCCAAATATCTGAGCGTTTTCGATTCGATTATCAATTAGGTTGTACTCATACCGAAAAGCAGCGTAAACGCCAAAGGTGACGGCACAGGTGATCAGGATGGTGTATATTAGGTCGATCATACCTGACAAGTTGTTGATGACAATTCAAGATTACCGCCTCCCCAAGTAAGACCTGACATGATGCCAAATTCTAAGCAGCAGCCTTCTTCGGTGGTTAAATCGGGATTGGTTAAGGTAAAAGGTAGTGTTTCCATGTCCTGACCAAGCAGCCTGATTTCATAGGGGTGATCCATTATAGGCATGAAATCCGTCATTTCGATGTCGATTTCGGTTGCTCCAACTTCCTCAAATGGCAAATATTCCATCCGTCCCGTTGCAACGTCTTTTAATGTGATATAAACCACATCGTCATTATCGGCAACGGATATGCCGGTTAGAATTAATTCCTGAGAATCTTCAAGGCATTCAGGAAGTGGGTTGATTTTTACGCAGGTGTTACAGGACATGGTTCGGTGTGTTAATCGGTTCTAATGAAATTGCTTTGAATGTACATATACAATTTTTTAGCAGTTAAATTATTGTCATTTAAATGCCGAAAATCTTTTTTAAGCCTAATCCAAAGCCTTTCAAATTCTTTGTTTTGGTGCCCTATCTTTCTTTTTGCCATTTCCTTCTTTTCGTACCGTAAAGGTAATTATTTTCTATTTAATCCCAAACTTTTCGCAATTCTATCAATTTCAGGGAAAATAAAGTAATGAATCTTGTATCTTTCGGTATCGAGAAAGTCAGCCCGTTGCGCCACATCTTTACGATCCCGTTTTAAGATATGCCCAAAAGCATCACATTGAACGGTTTTGTAATCGGCAACAAGACCAGGGCAATTCTTTGGGTGGATAATCTTTTCAAACTTAAATTCCGGCTGAGTGGCTGCAAACAGGGTGTAATTGGTATCGTTCCTACTCCTGTCATGGGTTGGGTTGGATTTCACGTAAAAGGCTGAATCTGGAAGGTTTAAGAGCCTTTTAAGCAGTTGATAATTAGAAGCGTTATCCGTTTCGGCGATGTTCCGATTCCTTCCCATTGCATCACCTGTGATTACACAATTAGCAAGTGACCTACCAAGCAATTCCTTAATGCGCTTTGCCATTGCTGGAACTGAACCGTTTTCAATAGCCGATTCCATGAAGGTGTGATCGTGAAGTCCATTTGAGTCCCTCCAAATGTGCGAAAACGTAACCGCAAAAGGGTTGAGGTTGAAGTCAATCGAAACATAAACCCGCTTATTTGGCTGAAAGATTGCCCTGTCTGATACGTGAATATCTTGGTTGAAGGCATGAGCGAAGGGGTTCAGGCTCATTCCGTCAACATCCATTGCCATGTATTCACAATCAAAAATTAATGGGTTGTTGGCATACATTAATCGGGTTGCTTCTAACTCCTCACGGGAAATATAAGGATTATCGTAAGTTGAATAAACAAATGTTTTCCAGTTCGAATCGGTTAACTCAAACTTCGCCATCTTTTTGAAATAGGTATCGCCAAACTTGGGTGTGCTTAAAAAATAGCCATCACCCGAATAATCTGTTAAAGTTGCCCTGATTGTTTGGAGCCAAGCCTGTTCAAATTTCAATGCCTTTTCGCACTCATCAACAATTGCCCTGTGATACTTTCGGCCCCTGCCTGAATCGGGATCTTCCATTGACCAAAAGTCTAATTTTGCGCCACCGTAGAAAATAATCTGCTTAACGGTTTCGGAAATATGAATGATAATATCCTTAAAAAGTCGTTTTGTTTCCTGCCACACCTCGTATAAATCTTTGTAGGTAGGCGACCAATAACCGCAAAATTGGTTCAGTTCAATGATTTCTGAAAAAAGTTCCTGACAAACTTCGGTCTTTCCAAACCTTCGACCACATTTTAAAACATTAAAACGAACTCTATTGTCAAGAAATTCCTGTTGTTTGGGATGGGGTGTTTTAAGGCTTACTATTATTTCGCTCACGGACAAATTTTATAGATTGCACCGCCTTTTGTTTATTATCAATTTCAAATACTCCAATCATTTTACCAAGCATTTCAGTAGCTTTGTTTGCCCCTGACGAATCAAATTGATATTCTCCCGACTCAACCCAACCCTCATCAGTTCGAACCATTACGGGGGTTGCCGTCATACATCTGTCTGAAATCTCTTTGAATCGAGCCATGATCCATGAAGCATCAATTTTAAGTTTTTCGGCTATTTCAGCCTTTAACTCATTGATTTTCTGTAAAACCTTGACATTTGTTAACAGTCTGGAAGCCATTGAAGTAGCCGTTGCTTCTGAATATCCTGAACGAATTGCAGCCTGAGTTCCGTTGCAATCAATCAAATATTCGTGGCAAAACCTTAACTGCTTTTCGTTTAACTGATCAGCGTTTTCGGCATCTTGCTTACCTTTAGTTGCTTTCAATTTTGCCATCACATCGCATTTAAAAACCCTACAATCGCAAAGATCACTTTGGCGATAATCACCATTGCGAACATAAACTCGATTGAGTCCAGTTTCTTTGCGATCTTAACCAGTGATTCCGCTTCTGTTGGTTGTTTCTTTTCTGCCATTGGTCAAATTTTTACAAATATAGTTAAATTTTTAATTGTCAAGGTTTCACAGATATCGACCCCTCCAAGCTAATGATCCCTTTTGCCTTTTCGGGTTCTGATGAAAGGCCGTAACAACATTGTTCTACGGGGCAGTAGTAATTAAGTTTCAATGTTTCGTGCATTTGTAGCAATTCATGGTCAATGTGACCGAGCCACAGACCTGATTCCAATTTCTTTTCGATCCAGTCAATGAATAGTTGCGCCATTTCGATAGTCCAAAGTGTTGCCGGAGTTTCCCAATAGTTGGCTATTATCTTGTTCCATAGGTGGTTGTGGGGCTCTGTGTAAGCAGATTCCTGATTGTGCTTGGTGAGGGCAAGGTAGCAGAGGTGAATATCGTCAGGCTCAAACATAATTAACTCCAAAAACTTCCGTAAATTAGTGATATTCAAATCATCCTCAACAATTACAAACTGCGACTGTTGGCTAAAAACTGCCGTTTGGCAAATTTGATAATAAGCCAAAGTTAAGGATTGGTGCTTGTACTGATCAGGTTTAAGATCGGTATATTTGAATAGCCTCCAATCAGGTGCTAATACCGGAATAAAATTTACAGGAAATAAATAATCGGGCTGATAAACCAATCCCCTTAAATGCTCCCACCTCGTTTCCCTATTGTGGTGCGTTGTAATGGCGTATAAATTCATAGTCTAAGGTATTGGTCAGCGTTCATAAATCCGTCATCGTGCGTGTCTGAAAATGGCGTTAAACTGATATAATCCTGATCAAAGGTAATAACCGGATGCGATACCTTCCAATTATCGGCAATCTTTTTTAGGACTAATTTACTGAAATAGGTTGTTTCATGGATTCGGTCAAGAACCCGTTTAACCTCGTTTTGATCTCTGCAATAGACGTTCATACTTCTTTGATTTTTAGGTTATAAATAGCTTCTATTAACTTCTTTTTAAGCCTGTAAACAGGGTTCTTTCGGGTAAAATCTGACTTGACATCTTCAACTACGTATTGCCCTTTTTCCATGTACGTGAAATCGGCTATGTAGGTAGCGATTTTCTTTTCCTTAACCACGATTTCCATTTTAACCTGCAGTTTCAGGTCGGAAATTTCACCGGCTTTTTGTAACAGTTTCAGGTTACCGTACCTATTAGCTTCCTTTTTGGAGTCGAATTTAATCCCATCGACCACTACTTTGGTGTTTCCGAATTTGTTGTAACTCATGCCTTTACCACGTTAATCCTTAAAATATGGGAAAACCACGTAATCAGTAAAATCTTCGTAAGTTAAAAAATGATTCGAAGTCGTCCAATCTTCTTTGCGAGGAAATCTGACATAGGTGTTCATTAATAGCGTGTTTTCGGGACTATCAATTGCTAATTTTAATGTACCGCTCCAATGTTTACAGCGAATAATCTCGCCTTTCATCATTTGCTTTTTAGCCCATTTCCATGAGCCTTTTAAACCAAAGGTTCTAATAATCCATTTTTTCATGTTAATATCCAGTTTTTTCGTTATCAGTCCACTTATCAAGAATTGTGTCAGGCAGATTGTCGGTTGAATTATCCTGATAATCCGTTCGGTTATGGTGTGAGTACCAAACCAATGCTCCGATTGCAGCAATGCAAATTAGAAAGATGCCGGTTGCAAGTAGCATAATTGCAGCTACTTCATTGTCAGTTATTGTGTTCATGGTTAATTAGTTGGGTGTTATTAAATATTGTAAATTCTTAACTATCCGTCTTTTCCGGTATTCGTTAGCGACTCTTTCGGGTAGTTCATCTTTGAGTTTTGACCGCTCGATAAAGTCCGCAACAGTCAGTAAATCCATTTCGAGCTTCGATTCAAACTCTGTTTTTACGGCTTTCCAGATCGTTCTTTTCTCCTCGTCAGTATCTTTTATCAGCCCTTCCTTATCCATGTGATTGAACACCGGTTCCCACGCCCACGAGAATGGAAAATCCTGATTTTTATTGATGTAGTTGAGTAGTCCCTGATATAAACTTTGGGGTGTTTCCGGTTCCGATTCTTTTGGTTTGGGGAGTAATGCAGTTATCCGGTTTCTGGTTTGTGTTTTTAGGATTAGCCACTGGGTCATGACATCTGATAGAAAAATGACATCAAAAAGGTTGTAAGGCTTAATTTTTTCAGGAAATTCACCTGATGCGTTGAAATAAATTGCCCTTTTCACTTCTTCGAAAGTATAGTTTTTGAGTTGATTGAACACATATTCCCTTAGATTTCCTTTTGTAAGTAAGTCAGGTTCAGTATTAACACCACAAGTCCCAACCCCGTAAGCAACAAGGTCTTTAAACATTTTATCAGCGATAAATGGTTTTATTTCGTTGTGTTTTCCAATGGTAATATCACACGTCATTGCCTCCATTACCACCACTTCGCTTGAAGATAATAGGGATTTCACCTTCGAGAATGTTTCTAATGCCTGACTCTGGAACCCTGCCAACTTTTCGTTCTTTTGTGTCTGTTCCTGTAGTTGTTTTTCCATTTTTACCGTTTAATTTTGACCAGGTTCTGATTGTTAAATTCACTGATTTGTATTTTTTTAGCAAATCTTTTCGGTTTGCCATTGCCTCCATTTTTTCGTAAACCAAACTATCCCCAATATCAATTTCCAGTTTTTCAGCTTGAGCTTGAGTTAGCGGTTCATCAATTTTCAAAAGAACCGGATAGTCTGTTTTGATTTTTTCGAGGTATGGGTGTTGTACGTTGTCGGCAACTTCAATTTCCGGTTCTGAAAAATTTTTTTCGACACCTTTATTTTCTTCTCCATTACCATTTCCTTTTCCTTTACCATTACCATAAGACTTAGATAAGTCTATCGATAGAGTATCGATACTGTCTCTAAAGTTGTTTTTTTCAAAATCCCAAAGTCCATTTTTTTGAAGTAGCTCAATCACCTGTTTCTCTTGCGGGGCGTTGCTTTGCGGGAATTTCGGGTATTGAAAACTGATGAATTTCGGGCAAAAATATAACTGTTCCGATACTCTTACCAGCCTGTTACCTAACTCTATTAATACTGTATCGATACTGTTAACCCCTGTCTGGAATTTTGCGAGCTTGGTGTTCAGCTTTAAAAGTCCGGCATTGTCGCATTTACTTAAAAAGTAGATCCAAAACAGTTTGCCGTCTTTTGTAAGTTCAAAAAACCATTCGTCATCAAAAATTGCGGTGTCAAAGAATCTTTTTGCCATAAATTACAATAAATAGGGTTGTGAAATCATAGAATTAACCAGTTTTTGAGCTTCATCAAAATAATTTTGTCCCATTTCAGAACCTATAAAATTTCTCTTTGCTCTAATACAAACGGCTGCCGTAGTTCCTGATCCCATAAATGGATCATAAATTAGTCCGCCTTCAGGACAACCTGCCAGAACTGGCTTTTTTAGAAGGGAATCATTGTAAGTTGCGTAATGATCTACCGAAGATGGCTTTGTTGGAATATCCCAAAAGTCAGCAACTGAACCGGGATTTTTAAAGTCATAATTATTTTCTTTCAGTCCCGCCATTTTTGTTCTGCCGGGAGTATTATTAAGTTTTGTAGTGTCACGATCCCTAACTAAAAAATCTCTTGTAATGGTACGATCTTTTACCGCATCCAAATCAAAATAATACTTTTCTGATTTTGTCATGAAGAAAAAGTACTCATGCTTCTTACTAAACCTGTCAGTAACCGATTCCGGCATTCCGTTTCTCTTTGCCCAAACAATATCATTTCGCATAATCCACCCCCTATCAATACAACCGATTGCAAAACGGTGCGGGAGTAATAGGAGGCATTTTTCAGGAACTCCCTGATTTATTTTTTTGTTTGCTATAAAATTTCTTTCATTTCCATTTGATATAGTTTGAGCAACATTTTTAAATGCCCATTTAGTTGCATTGTGGTACGTATCCCCCAAATTAATCCACACGGTTCCGCTTGGTTTCAGCACCCTGTAAATTTCATCCATCATTTGCCAAAGATGTTCTAAATATTCCTGATAGGTAGGCTCTAATCCCCATTGTTCCGGGTAGCCATAATCACGAAGCTGCCAGTAAGGTGGTGAAGTAACAACCGCATCTAAAAAATTATCAGGCATCCTTGATAGGGTTTCAAGGCATGATTCTTTATAAATAGTATTTATTTCCATGATTGCGCCTTAAAATATGAAACCCGATACGAGTTCATCACAGTTGGCTATCCAATTCGCCTGAGCGTTTTGAAACTGTAAATCCCTCGTATCGGGTCTTTTGGTATGTAAGTCGTGATTTTTCATTGAATAGCCGGTGCAAACATAATTGTTTTTTCTACAACTGTTTTTCATTTTGTGAAATTAGTTATCAACAGATTCGAGGAACTTGGCGAGGGTTAATCTTTTTGGTCTTTTTTTTATGTGATCCCAAGTTAACTTACCATCTTCTATTTCAATATAATACGGAGTAAATAAAAAGCCTTCATAATTACTTGGTTTGTATTGTCTCGCATTTCTGCATCCAGCCCACCTCCATCCCCTTTTATGTGCTTCTTTTAAAAACTGCTTCTCCTCCACCTTATTTTTAATAATCACTTGTTTTGTTTCCATTGTTCAATAGCTGTATAAATTTTGTTTTTCTCCTCAATTGTATATTTATCATCCCGCAGCTTGGCGTTGAAAGCATAGAGCGGATCTCCGGTTAATCTGAGTAGTATTTCGGTATTCAAGCCCTGTCCGATTGCCTCGTGAACGTGACCTGCAAAGTTGTGTTCGATATTTGTGGGGATCATTTTATAGTGGGTTAAAATGGTAAATCGTCCGTTTCCTGTTTTTTTACTTGTAGAAATTCAGCTATGGCAGTTAATGGATTGTGCTTCCTGAGCAACCTTTGAAATTTTAATCTTTCCCTTTTGTAGTAGCACTGAACATCACTTGTTAGGTATTTAAAAAACATATCCCTGTCATAATTCCACATGAGATAATACAGGCAATAATGCGGGTTTCCTTCCACCCGTTCATGCCTGATATAGCCCTGAATTTCGTTTTTAATTATGCCGGAAAATGGGGTGTAAATAAATTCTCCAAGCGGTTTATGAAATAAATTTCCATTGATTAACCACCGTTCCAGTATTATTTTCTTTATTCTAAAGACACCATCACCACCACAAGACCAACAGGTTTCCGTGTACTTCCAATGGCACTTAAACTTACCAGTTCCATCACACGAATTGCAGGTTTGTTTTATGGTCTGCAAATCGTAATCATTCCGATGTCCGTACTTTGTGAGTATTTTATCTTTAAGCAAGTAAAATGTTTGTGTAGGCGAACTATTACACACGATAAATGCCTTCATGTGAGCCTCTGGAATGTCAATTGGTTCTGGAAATAATACAGTTTGTTCTGCCATCTCTCTATTTTTTAGCACCCATCACCTACCTCGACTGAGGCGGGACGGATAATTGATCTATTTGTTAATTTTAACTTTCTGTAAAGTGCCATGTATTCATCATTGAGCCTGTAAATCTCTTTGGTAATGGCCGAATACTGCGAATTGATCTTACCGGACATTAACACCCTTGTCATGGAAGCCCTGTATTCCCGCAATAAATCCAGTTGATTGCTTACCATTGCCATGTACTGAGTAGTGGGTAATTCGCTTACAATATCGGATTTGGTAAAGAATTGGTCGGTCATCAGTAATTTATATTTTCGTTCCAACAGATTATTTGGAATTTTTTTCCAGTTGGCGAAGGGCTACTAAACCACTGTATTAATTCAATAGCCGTTAACCCGTCATTCTTTGCAATTTTTTGAGTCCCCTCTGCAAGTGGGTGAAATTGTCCGAATGGTTCATTGTTTAATCTTATACAGTGAACACCATCAAGATCAACTATTTCAATATCCCAAACCTTCTTAACTTCAATGTCAGGTGCGATAATAATTTGCTTTGAATTGTACGGCTTTCCAGACCACACACGGGGGCTAAATATGTCACCTACTTTAAACCTGTTTCCGGCTCTGATGGTGTGGTGTTTCATGCCCTGAATTGAATCGTTTACTTCTAATCCATCTGGATAGTCCATTAAATTATTTTTTGAATACAATCCGTTGTAGATTTTCTCAATAAAATATGTCGGCTCTCCTTTTCGTGGATGATATTTAGGAAAGTACCTGCTAAATGTGATTACTTTGCTCATGGCTTATTGTTTGGGTGGGTTAATATTTCCTCAATCTTTTTTTCATTATTTTTTCAATCTAAACTGTTTAACTTTTCTTCTAATTGTTCAATTACATCCGAACCGTATTTGCCACGAGCCAGACTAATAAATTTAGCAACAGACATTGTGTCGGTCAGTGAAATGCTGTGTTCTTTCATGAAGGCATCCTTACCAAGATCACAGCTTCCTGTGAGTGTAGTATGCCAATCATAGAACAATTGAGCAGGATATTTGTCTGTGCTGTTGAATTTATTAAGAAACTCATCAATCTTTTGCTCAACTGGCAAATTATAAAAATGCTTTCTGGTTGCATCCGATATGGCTTTCTCAATAGATTCCCCATGAGCAAAGGAGTTACCGATTTTTGCAACGTAACATTTTGTGAGTGTCAAATCTGCATTAACAATGGAACATTTTGCGACATTACCTTTTACAGAATGAATAATAGTTTGAATGCCATCAATCAAATAAATTTTATTAGAATTATAGGTTAATAAGCCATAGCCATAGCCAGAGCCATAGCCATAGCCATCGCCAGAGCCAGAGCCATCGCCATAGCCAGAGCCATCGCCAGAGCCATCGCCAGAGCCAGAGCCAGAGCCATCGCCATCGCCAGAGCCAGCGCCATAGCCATAGCCAGAGCCAGAGCCAGAGCCATAGCCAGAGCCATAGCCAGAGGCAGAGCCATAGCCATAGCCATAGCTAACTTTCAGGAATTCTTCTACTTTTTCCATGCTTTGTGAGATTTTAATTTTTCAGTTGCTTTTTCGCTGCACTCAATTACCTGAACAGGATTTGAAATTGTCATTTCTGGAATAACAACAGTTAATTTACTGTTATTATTAACCCCATCCTGACTAATTTGCTCGACAGCACAAGCCCCGTCCCAATAGAAGATTTTGCGAACATCTGTCATTACGATTAATTCGTTACTTTTTGTTTCTTTAATTTTGCCAAAGAATACTCCAGCGCGATCTGCTCTTACAATAAAATACTTTTCCATGTTTGTTTTTGTTTTTTTAGTTTATATTAATTAATGAATTATCAATCTAAATTCTGTTATTCTTCCTGTTTTTTGTGTTTCAATCTCAATTCCCAAATACCGCAAATCCTTAACACGGGCGGACACATAACTACTGATCCCAAGTTCACGGGCGAGGTGGTTTGATATCCACTGGTTACCCGTTGTTTCCCAGTAATCCATTAGCTTCTTATTGTCCCCTGCGAACTTTTGACTAAGTGCCTGAACCTGATTTGTGCCTTCATCAGTTCGCTCTTTGGTGTGGGGCGGGAATTGGAGTTGGAGGTTCATGGGATTAAAGTGTAAATTTATCATACTCTTTTCGGCAAAGGTCAATTTTATCACAGGCTTTTTTAATAAACTCAGGATCGTGATTAAATTCAAATACCTTAACACGGTTTTCCTTTGGAATATCATTAAAAGTTAACTGTGATCGAACACCCTGTTCAATGTCAGGTAGTAATGTCGGATCGGCACATTTGTAAAGTATCTTCTGAATTTCCTGCTGAATCAGTTTCTCAGGAGTATCGGTCAGAACATAACAAAGCCGGTATTTTTTTCTGCTAGTCAGTTCCATGTAAACCTGTCCTTGTGCATGGTAATCTTTGGTAAGATCGGCATCAAAAAAGGTGTGAAGTGACCATGAACACTTGACATCATAAAGGTATTCTGTATCAATAATATCAGGTGTTCCGGTGAAATAATCGTTTTCAAAATACTGCTCGTTCTTTTCAAATAAATCACGGAATTTGAGCGATAACATTTGAATCCCTATGTTTTCATTCTTATTGCCCTTTTCGATCATAACATTGGAGAAGTCACGAATACGATGGAATTTTTCAGCGATCCAAATATCCCTCAGAGCCGACCGACAAGTCGCTCCGAGGGGGTCTTTAGTTGGGCTTTTACTATCTGTCATGATAGCACCCAGTTTTGAGGCTCTAATTTTAAGCATTTTTCTCCAATTCTGTTTTACGATCAAGTGCTGCTGCAAGTACATCTTTGTCGGTAGGTATCTGCTTTACGTGCTTATCAACTTCCTTCTCATCCTTTGCTGTTTTAATCAGTTCAATGATGGTTTGCTTTTTTAGTTGTTCGGGTGTTAATTCCGGCTTTTCTTCTTCGGTTACATCGGTTGAATCCGTGTAAGTTACATCAAGTGTTTCGGAGTCATTAATCACCGCCTGATCTGCAACAATAGCCTTCTGCATAACCGTGTCAACCGAAAGGGGCGCAAACTTTGAAAGTAGTAATTTAATTACCGTTTTCATTGCCATTGCTTCGAAATCTGTTTTCCACTTACTACTGTTTTGGTTGTAGGTTTTGGAATACTTTTGCCCGTGTTTTTGCAGTTCTTCAACACTCATGTAAAGTGTTTTTTCAAATCCGTTAATTAAAGCGAAATATCCGGCATATCCAATGATCTTATCGCTCTTTTTTGCAGTCCAATTAAATTCAAAACCCTTTAACGGGTCTTCCGAAATCAATTGACCTTCATAAACTGGTGCTGCTGAAATGGTTTTGTATTGTCCTGATCTTTGAGCAAGTTGAATGAATCCTTTATAACCCATTTGAAATTGAGCAGCAGTCACCCATTTGTCAGGTTCGCCATTTTCTCCCTTTACTTTAGAATTGTAAGGAATAATGTACGCAAACCCTAAATTTTGATTTACGGGAAGATCGAGTGCTGCTGCCATCATTGCTGCCATGTAAACCGAGTTCGGTGTGGCGTTTTTTAACATGGCATTAGAATTGACCGCTGAAAGTACGGAGGTGATAAAACCTGCTGACTTATTGCCTAAGATTTCGGCAAATTTCTTTTTTACGTTATCCTGCTGCATCAATGATACTGCGGATTGTTTTTGTGTTTGAAGTGCTTCTGACATTTTGTTTCTTTCGTTTTTTTATAGTGAACTTATATTTTAAAACTTCCCGCCCGACTGTTTTAATCTCATAACCTGCCAGTTTGAAACCTAACGACTGTTGCCGGATTAAAGTCTACTTTTTTACGGGAAGCGGTGGGTAATTTCTCCTTTAATCCTATTTTGCTCTGAATACCTTTCGATTTCTGACTCAATATCACTAATCAGATCAGGATGCAACTTCGCATCCATTTGACGGGGTGATATTACCTCGTGCCCGTATTTTATGGAAATTATTTCGCAGTCACCATCTTCATCGTTAAAGTTAAAATACACCTTAACAGGAATAGGCTTTGAATCCTCTGTGTGATCTGTGAGTGTGATATAGTCGGTCATTTATTTAGGGTAACACTTCTGATAAGAACTAATATTGGTTAGCGGCAGTTTCATTACTTTCGCAGCCTTATTGAGCATCAACTGCGCCCCTGCATTTACCCTAATATTCTTAAACGCACTCTGAACACGGTTAAACTGCTTTGGATTAAGGGCAAGGATATTACCATTTGGTGATACGTGACGGGTCATGTACTCCTTCCCAATCTTGATGATTTGCCACTTTGTTTTGGTAGTGGTGATAAATTGATAAATGATTTGCTCTTTCTGAATTGCAGACTTTTTCGCTGCGGGTGTTGGCGTTTTCGTTTTCATTTGATCTTTGAATTGTTTGAGTGAAATTATTGGGATGTCCTTATGATGTTTTTTGTAATATTCTTTCGGGGAGTATGTTGTCATAGCTTCATTAATCTTTACGCAAGTTTGAGTCGTGTATTGTCCCCAAATATTAACTTTAAAAGCCTCAACGTCTTTTAATTCGCTTTTTACTATCTCCATCAGTTCGTCATAGGACTTCTGTGTCGGCGTATGTACAATTGTTGTTTTCATGTTACATGAATTTTACGTAAAACATCATAAGGACATCCCAATAATTTCACTCAAACAATTGTGTTGGCATAGGAAAACGAAGTCGCCAACGCGCGGAGCGTGGCAGTCTGCATGT